CTAGTATCACCAGACGTTTGGGAATAACCTTGCTTTACTGCACGTAACTTAGCTGCTCTTCTTGAGTATGAACTATTAAGTAACGCACTTGATGAAGGCGTCATTTGTGCATTAAGATCTGTAATTATTTGTGGTGGGTCTAATGGTGGTATTGGGGGCTCCATAACTGAAAATGCTTCATTAATAATTGTAAAAGCATCTGCACCATTACTGAAACTTTGGACAGCTGAGACAACACTAGGGACAGTCCAACCAGGCTTACCATAACCATTTTTAATAGCTAGTCCTTCCTCTCTAGTAAAAATACTTTCAGGTGTTGCTAAAACTGCACTTATTCCTCTATCAAAAATATCCTTCTTTAGTGCAGCGTATCTACGGTTTGCTTTTTCTAATGCTGGTAAGTTACCCACGTTAAGATTAGGAAAGTCTGCTGCACCTCCAGCTGTGCTAGGTTTACGATACCACTTACTCTTTTCATCACGTGCACCAGCTGTTATCTCTTTAGCTAATTCTTGACCGATTGTAGTAGCTGCAGTAGTAAAGTCCATACCACCTGCTACAGCTCGGTCAACACGTTGACGATAGTCAGCACGCGCCATGATCAATAAAAAATCACTAGAGTTTGTATTAGCCTTTTGACTTCCTATACTGGTAACACCATTAGCAGCAGTTTTAAGAGCATCTGATTGACTTTTGAAAGCACCAGTTGTATATTTCTCTTGTTGTTTTGCATATCTTGCACCTAAAACTCTAGCTGCTTCAGGATCAATACCACTTAAAGCATCAACGTCCTCCTGCCTTATTAAACCATCAGGAATAGCTTCATACTTTTCAATAGCCTTAGCCTTTGCCAATGCGTCATAAGTATAACTGCTTAGATATTTTTGGATTGATTGCGGTATTTTAGAATGAGTTTTCATAAAATATTCAGCAGTCTTTTCTACAAATTCTTTACTGTTATCTTGCGTAAAAGCTTGTAAATATGTTTTTTCATCTTCTTTATAACTTAAGTTTTCAGCAGTTATCAGCGCTTCACGATATTGATTATCGCCACGCATACGTGCTAATTTAAGCGCACCATACGCACCTGGATTAGTTACAGCAAATGGTTTACCAGCTTGACCTTTAGCTGTATTTATTTCTGCAGCACCAATTTGATCAAGATCGAATAAATATTCGCCATTAGCGCCACGTGCTAAACCGATGTCTGTTGTAAGCCATTTAATAGCAGCCGCATTACCTTTTTCTGATTGGTACGTCCTAAAGGCACTAGGAACGTTTTGAAGAAAAGCTGTTGGGTTTTGAGTTAGAATTGTAGTAGCATTAGCTACTCTCATTTCTGAGTTTAATTTTAATTCACGCTCACGAGCTTTCGTCTGGACACCTTGGTCAACCCTTTGAAGGGCTGCCAAACCATCACGTACCATCTCAGGTTTATAAGCTAAGACGTTAGTCTTTTCAAAAAACTCTCTTTTAAAATTAGCAAGAAAAGCTGCAGTTTCAGCTGCGTCTAACTCACCAGCTTCCGACAAAGCTTTGTTAAGTTGCTGTGGATAGATATTGGTTAAAATATAATTAACCCTAGCTTGGTCTAATTTATAACGACCGTTGCTATCTAAAGATCTAACTTTAGAAATAGCAAGTCGATCACCACCTTTAGCTTCTGCTACATCTAGTTCACTTTGACGTACTTCTTCTGTAGCTGCTAATTCATACTCACCTAAGACTTGATTAATTACTTCGTCTTGATTAGGATTAATTAAGAACTCATTAATTGCTTCTTGAGCACGTTCGTCAGACTTTACCTTTTGTATCTCTTCGTATTTTTCTGCAGCTGTGTTACTTAAATTAGCAATATTTGCAAAGATTGCAGACTGTGCGTTTTGATTTGATATTAACTGAGCTTTAGCAGTTGCTGCATCCATCTGCGTTTGACGGATCTCAGTGTTTTGATTCTGCGTTTGGATGTCGTAGTTTCTTTTACGAGCTGTTTGTTCATACTGCTGGTTTTTTTCCATCTCTTGGGCAATGCGTTGCCGTTGAGAGATGTCAGATTGAGCAGCAGCTTGCATACCTTGTACGACACGATTGCTTTCTTCACGCATACGTGAGATAGCAGCATCACTTACTTCTTGTGGGGAGAACCCTCTAGCTTTAGTAGCGCCTCTAAATTGTACTTGTTTTGCCATGGTTAGTTTCTACCTCTGATGCCAGTAAAAAGCGATCCAAATTGATCACCAGGTTGTGGGGTGCGCTTAGGAAGAGGACTCTCATAAGAAGGTTTAATACCTTTTGCAATTGATGTTGCAGCTGATGTAAACCCATCAAATACTGGTGCAAACGTACTCTCTCTAGTAGGGGCTTGAACAGCTCCTGGTTGGACTTTCATAGGTGCAACAAAGATACGTTCTGGTCCCATTGTAGGTTGAACTAATTCAGGAAGCCTTTCAGGTTCAATCATCATTTGTGCTTTAGCATTAATATCAGCAGCATAACGTTGTAAACCAATCTGTTGTAGGTTACGTTGTGATTGCTCTACAGAACTAGACAAGCTAGCATCCATAATAGCTGCGTTACGACCTAAAGCTGCAATACTAGATTGAAGAGATTTAGTACGTGAATTACCAGCTTGTCCTAATGCAGCTTTACCTTGAGCTTGTAATTGATCAACAAGCATACCTTGACGACTAAAAGCATCTTCAGTTCTAAGATCATTCAGTGCTGATTGTTCAGCTTCATAAGCTTGCATTCCTGCAATGCTATTATAAGTAAGTTTATCGTTAGTGTTTTCAACAGACTTACCGTATTGTTTTACAGCTTGTAAGTACTGATAATCTTGAACATCTCGATTATACTTCCATTCTTTTACAGCAGTTTCCCACTGATAAGCTCTGTTATTCCGATAGTTTTCTCGATCAGCGTTGTATGCTTCTATTTGATAATTGTTAGCTTGCCGGGCAGCAAGTTGTGCTTGATATTGTTGTGTTTTGTATGCGGTCTCAGCAGCTTGATTTCTTGCAGCAGCTTGGGATGCACCCATGATGCCCTTAGCAAGCACTTCTCCGGCACCTATAATGGTACTAATCATTAAGACCTCCTATAGAAACGTGGGGAATAGTTTCCTTCCCACATCATTGACACCAACGATACAGGGTATGGTAAATTACTTGTCACTTTAAGTTCAAAATTAGTATTACGTTGATGGATGGGTATGATAAATTGACGTTCATTTTTTACTGGATTAGTGTCAGCAGAATAGGTGTCACCAATTGTTGTGTGTTCTACATTTTTCCATTCATTAGATCCATCTGCTTTTAGTTTAAACCGGATAGCACCAGTTCTACCAACAGAAAATTTAACTCTAGAAATAGTTAATGTAGCAGTATAATCAGTTTTATTTTCTTCAGGGCGATAGTAAAATTTAGGTAGAGTTATTTCAAAATCATAACCATAACCTACAATAATACCATCTGCATAATCTGTAAATTTACCTTTGACTTCAAAATACCTATAACCAGTTCCAGTTTCTACACGTTCGATAGCAGAAGCATAGTAACCAATGTCTGAATCAATAGCAGAATTAGTACCTACATCTGCTGTGGGAACAGCTAAAAACATTACAGCATTTTTATCATTAATCGGTGTGTAAGGTACATAAATTTTAGTGATGTCATTAGTCTCATCATACACTACTGCTTCAACAGAAGCATGTGGTTTGACAGGACGTGTAGCCATATCTAAACATGGGTTACCAGTCATACCACTAGCAGTTGCTGTAACATTTCCAGTAGGAATTTGATCTAGTGTAATCTTACCAAGTGTATATTGATCTTCTTGCTGAGAAACAATAATTACATCGTCATCAATAATATCTGCAGCTTGGATTAAACTAACTAGCTGCCACTTTACCCATGCTTGGAAAAGATCCCTTTCACCATTGTTATAAAATCTGTAAAGGTACATGTAAGATGAGTCACGATCAGTCAGCATGATTACAGAATTTTGTGGACTAACTGCAAGGCTATCTACAGTATCAGGTATCCACTCTAACACAACTTTACTGATGTCTACCACTAGTGGACTCTGTTCAATATCACGTAGTTGCAAGTTAAACAGTTTACCGTATCCAGGTACAGTATTAACAAAAGCAGTGGTAGTACCTACATCTACAGGTGAAATGGTTGAAGACATCTCATAACTTGAGATGGATTTAATAACAGCTGTACTAGGTGTCAAGGTATTAGCACTAGCAGCATATACTTGAAACTGTTGTCTAGCACTAAACAGCATCAAACCTTGAGGAGAAGGTAGCACGTCGTTTAGTACAACAGGACGTACACTTGACACATTTAGATCAACAGGATCTGAGTCAACTTGAGTAAGCCCTGATTTTACAAAGAAGTTAAATGAATCATTAGCTACACCAAAGAAAACATTATCCTCTGACAATACACCAAATCTGTTGGCATAAAAAAATGAACATGTAAGTTTAAATCCAATAAAAGAAGGTGGTGCATTACTATTATCATCACCAACCTGCCTAGCTTTCCAAGGAATTTCTTTAAATGTAAATGTAGTAGGACCAGTATTCTCTAGCTGATACGGCATAGTCGCAGCATTAAAACCAGGAGATACATCTCTGGCTAAAGCTTCCTTCCAATACCCCTTACCACGGATACCATCAAATGCTTCAAACTTAAGATAATAATCATCATCTGTAGAGTCTGTATTTACAACTTTAACATGATGTCCGTCAAAAGATTCAACTGGAAGATCAGAAGAGTTACTAACATTGTCTTGAAAAACATCAATACCGATATTACCTAAACCACCTTTTGCTGAAATTGTAAAAGCTAAAGGGGTTCCAGTTGGTTGAGTGTAATTTGATACAAAGGCATTAGTACCAGCGGTACGTTTAATGACAAGGCTATTAGTATATGCTTCTACAGACCAAACACCATCAAAGTCTGAATTGCCTGCATTGTGTTGTGCGTCAATATGGTATTTAATTTTATCAATTAAATGGTGGTTAGTGTTTATACTAGAGGAATTATAGACAAGAAATTCATCAAATGTTGTAGTGGCTTGTGCAGTAACATTAACATTAATACCTTGCAATTGAACATTATAATCATTTGCAGAAAGCTCGTTAAGGTTTATGCAAGCGACAGAGTTAGATACATATGTTGCGTTAGCCTGCATGGCTGTTGTTACAGTTTTGTTAGTGATAACTGTAACGTCTTGTACACTACGAAAGTGATAGTCAGATTGTTTGGTACCAGTTAAATATGATGCACCATTATTAGTTACAGTACAAAAAGTACCATCATCTTTAGTCCAAACATAGATGTTAGTACCTTTAATTGCACCGATGTAAGAACCAGCATCATCACGGTCAATAAAAAACCATGCAGCATCAGCTAACTCTGTTTTACTAAACGCGGTGCCATTTGCCTTTTTAAGTACATTAATGTGCTCCATACCAGGTCGTTTTAGAAGACCATAGGTAGGATCAGGGTAGCCATTAATGCACTCAGTTACCTGATTAGAAAGTTTTTTGTCGTCATTTTGGCGGGATACACCACCTAAAAAGTTAGGAGTTGTTTGAGTGATTGCTGGCATTAGCGTTGCAAAGTATGGAACGGCTTGTAAGGACGATAGAAGTTACCACCATCAGGTGAACCAAAGAAGGAATAATCTCCTTGACTACACTCATACTCCATAGCCTGAGAGCGAGTAATACCTTCTTTTTGTTGTAGCATTTGATATTGATTAGAATCACCAATAATACGGCTAGACACAACAGCTGCAGCACGTGCAACAATGTGAGCTTGGATAGGAGCAGGGATACTATCCCATTCAAAATACCAAAGAATATCTACGTAAACAGTCTCTGCAGTCCATTCGTAAGAGTGCTTTTTCTTATCGTAAAGTTTACCTCCACGAAAGATGGCATCTTTTTCAATGTTTTCAGGATACTTTTGGTTAAGGTCCATTTGAAGAACATTGTCTGCAATTTTAATTTCGTTATTAGAATCAGGTGTAATTTTATAATCGTATTCTGTATTGAAGGACCAGCCTTCAGATTGTACTTCACGTGACACTTCTCTCAGGGTGCTGAGTGCAATCGCAACGTCCGGGTTGGTTTGGGTTTCAACTCTGGTTGTAACCTCATTACGAGTTAATGTACGTGATGATACGGTCTGTGAAATGTTTACAGTGTAATCATACGTAACAGGGTCAGTAGCTGGAGTAGCTTCCACACCAGCAACAGCAATAGACGTACCATCTGTAACACCAGTACCACCGATATAAGTACCGACAGGGATGTTAGCAGTTTCAGTAGTCAACGTGGTGCTAGAAATAGAGCCAGTAAACCGGCTGACCTCACTAATAATAAGGGTTTCTTCAGTCGTCAACGTGGTTACAGGAGCCTGACCAACTGACGCCAGGATCTGATTAACAGCTTTAAGCTCAGTGGAGCCAGTAGATAGGTAAGGCATAATTGATAATGAGTTTTATTCTCAATAAGAACTAAAAAAAAGGAGCCCTCGAAAGGACTCCCGTATAAAAAATATTAGAATCCGGAAGGCTTGGTAGCCGTTCCAGCAAACAGTTCCACCGCAGCGGCGGGGTTCAGGTAGTCAGCACCCATGGCGAGACGACCTAGGATCACATCACCTTGGTAGATGGTGGACACGTCGCCACTGGTGACTTGCACCTGAGGAGCGATAGCTTCCACACAACCAGCGGCTTCACGCTGGAAGACGAGACCACAGCTGTTAGCGAATTCGGTTTCTTCACCGTACTCGTTGTTGATGCCAGTAACGTCGGCAGCAGCATCTTCAATAGCTTCAGACACAAAAGAACCAGTGTTACCAGGATCGGTTACACCGGGGTTCGTGGCAGAACCAGTACCATACTTGGTGCCGTATTGAGAGAAGAACGGAATGTTCATTGACTTGAAGATCTTGATACCAGCGATCTCCACAACACCGTCACCGCCTTGCAGCGCAGTGCCTTGGGCATCACGGTTTACCAGTCCGTTAGAACCGATGTCTTGGATCAGTGCATAGTACTGACGGGGGTTAAGTACACCCACACGTCCATCTTGAGATACACCTTTTTCATCGAGTGCAGCAGCTGCATCGTAGAAAGCGGTAACAAGCTTAGCAGCATTATATGCATCAGAAGCTGCAGTACCGGAAGAACCAACACGGATCTGAGTACCACCTGGCTCAACATAGCCAGACTTAGTGATCGGAGAAGCAGCACGTGCACCACGAGTGATGGCACGGAAGATCAGACGGTCATACTTTTGTGCAAGAGCGTAGCCGATCTTACGGCTGATCTCAGAACGCATGTCATAGTGAGACAGGGTTTCATCAAGATCATAAAGGAAAGCAGAACTGATCAACAGGTCATCGACCGTGATGGTCTTCTCAGCCACCGGAGGTGCATTATTGGTATCACCCAAGATGCTGTTTCCAGGAGTATGGAATTCAGCTTTTGTATGACCGGTGTAGATGAACTGGAGAGATTTACCATTGGTCAACGTACGACGCATAACCAAATCACGGGCAATAGCATTATGCTGAAACCCTTTAAACATTTCACCTGAAAAAAGCTTCAGATAAAGAGCACGGGCATCACCCGTCGCGTTAGATTGACCCGGTCGCGTAAGTTGCGCGGGGTTAGTAGAAGATTGAAAAGCCATTTCTATGGATAAAAATTATTTAGACAAGCTTCAAACGTTTGAAAATTTTTGTGGTCTATTCCCACCGTCTAGACGGCTAGAGGTATCGGCGTACCGGCTCTAACCAATGCAAGGGAGGTCCTACTCTGAGGTGCCTCCCAAGCTATTACAAAAGACCTTTAAGGCACTTCTTTTGTGTGCGACATTCTGGTTTTTTATCACCACAATGACCGCAACGTTTAAAAATAACCTGATTAGTATCAGGTATCATTTTTGTAACACTAGCTTTAACTTTGGAAGACTGCATAGTCTTCGCAGATTTTTTAACTGGCATAATTAAGAACAGTTTTTTTGTAAGAGGTACCACGATAGCACAATGCTATTTCTTTCTCCTTACGGATCATTTTGTTGTAAGCATTGATGATGTAACGTTTTTCAAGATTAGACATAGTTCGTACAAGATAAAACCTAGACCCCGTTCCCTGTCTAAGTAACATGCGTCCCAAAGGATGAACGTACGAATAAGTTTTAATTAACCAATAGATGGTGCAGTCAGTGCTACCTGTGTGGTAG